CATCTTCAGGAATCCGCGCAGGTTTTCCGTCTGCGAGCGGGACGGCGCGCGGAATTTCGAAAAGACAGCGGAGAGTTGGGAATAGCCCGCCATGTTCCCGCGCGGGGCGCGAGCTGATTGCATGACGCGTAAGAATCCTTTGAAGCGCTCAAGCTTCCCGGAAGACGGGATACGCATACCGGACAGAATTCTCGACATGTCGCCAAGGGACGACAAGTTCGAAGGGGCGCGGTATTGACCGATTGCGAAAAATAGATCGCGGACGCCTTTGACGTGGCGTTCAGAGGGAGCCTTGAACGTAGACAGGGTCTTTACAAGGTCAGCAAAACCGCCTACAGACCCGTTGATGCCACGAAAAGACTTCACAGCGTCAGAGAGGCGCGTGAGGTCCTGAAGCTTCTTATCAGAGGGAACCCGAAGGGATTTGAGTGCGTCCGCAAACTGGCGGAAGTTCCGAGCACCCTTACCGACGTTCTTGAACGACTTAAGAGAGCTTTCGAACTTGTTGAGCTTGGACGCATCGAGCTTGTCGACCGCGCCGCTCAGAGTGCGGAATTCACCGCCCAGTTTGCGGACGTCACCATTTGCGGCACGCTTGATCTTACCCATGGCGGCGATGAACGACCGCGCGCCCGCCTCGGCTTTAGAGGCGTCGATATTTAATCGAAGGGTATGGGTTTCACCGCTCACTTCTTACTCCGCCTACTAGGGTTGGAAGTCTTGCCCGTTTTTTGTTTTTCTTTTTCTCGGACTTCGCTGACGTGTTCAAAGAACGCGTCATCCAGAGCCATAATAAAGCGAGAGAAGTCTTCTCTAGTCTGTGAGACCTTTATTCCGTATAGTTCACAGTATGCGAGAATATCAGACGGCGTTATTGCGAGAGGACCATTCATCCCCTCTCCCCGCCTTGAATGTAGGTGTTGAAACCCGTTCCAAACCCAAACGACGTCGTCGAATAGTTTTGGTTTTTCGGAGACCGACTTGGCCTTGATGCCTTTTTCTTCCTGAATAGCCTCAAGCCACGAAGCGTGCTTTGATTGTGGCTTTAGGCTCCACTTCAGGAAGTCCGTTAGTTTTTTTCCGCTTCCCGGTCGTCGGCTTCCTTGAACAGGTCTTGATCGGAAGCGGCGACGGCGATTGCATCGCGGAAGTTCTTCAGGCGAGGGTCACTGAGGGTGTCGACCTTGGCTTCGAACGTGTTGGGGATCTGCTCACCGTCGCGGGTTTGAAGGCCCGAACCGCGCCAGTCAGCGATCACAGCGTCAGCCATCACTTTGACGGCGATCTCGTTGGCGATCTCTTCGGGAAGGTCACGGCCCGAGCGCGAATAGTGGACGTGGGGAGCGCTGAAACGTTTGTGCGACTCACGCACTGGTTGGGAGTTCATCCGGCGAACTTTCACTTCGATGTGAGGGCCGAAATTAACCCAAACGCCGTCGCTCTCGCGGGACGGGTCAGATTCATAGATGTCGTAAAGGGTGCTCATGGTGGTATAAGTCCTGTCAGGGTTAAGGATGGGGAGGAGAGGACCCGACCACCTCTCCTCCCCGTTCCGCGCGGAACGCCGCGTTCGTCTTTCGACGGGTCGGGTTATTCTAGTTGACTGTGGGGGTTTACCGTCACGTCAGATGACGTTAGAAGGCAGCAATCGGATGGATCGAGGAGAACCGGTCGATCTGAAGCGTGCAGTTGGTGGTCGGGTCACGCTTCGCTTGCCATTCCATGTTCTCGGTCACGTCTTGATCGATGCCGCCCGGAGCGACCGTGTCAGAGGTGATCACAGCGGCAGGAATAGTGAAGTGATAGGTGTTGCCGTCCACGTCGGTGTAGGGCCAGTCGAAGGAGACCGTATCGTGATCAAGGAAGTGTTGGAACAAGATACCGTCTTGGAAGTATGCCGTGATGCCGCCAGAGACGTTCAGGCGACCAGAACCGATGCCACGGGCGTATTCAGAGCCGACCGCGGTCTGAGCACGAAGGTTAACTTCAGCGCTGAAAGAAATCGATTGAACAGCCGTCGCGAGTTCAGAGCCGTCTTTGCGGATCGCGCCGACGTTGGTAGAGGCGTTGGTGATGCGGGTCTGAGCGGCGCTCACCGGAGTGTACGGCGCAGCGCCCAGAAGCGGGCTCTGGCGGATGTCAGAGGCGCGACCGGTGTAACCGAAGGAGCCCGTGATCTTGGACTGTGCCGACGTCTCCATGGAGAACGTACCAACGCGCAGACCGTCGCGGACGAAGTATTGGTTCACCGTGGCGTAGGCTTCTTCGACCGTGAAGGATCGATACACCATATCGGCTGCGTTGCCCGGATTGCGGAGCATCGAAGACTTGATGGTGATCGGCGCACCGGTGACAGTAGCGATATCTTCAGCGACAGTCACTTTGTCGGACGTCAATCCAGTGATCGTGAAGAAGCCGCGCGCGGTTTCGTCACCACCAGAAAACGCCGACACGGTGGCGTCAGCGGAGGAGATAGAGCCGCCCGTGACACGAAGGTTACGGATCGTCACAGTACCGGTGGAGGCTTTCGCGGAAACAGAGAGCTTGCCGTATACGCGTTGTTCGTTGATCGCAGCAGCGAGGTTAGCAGCAGAATCAGCGAGAGCGGAGCCCGGAGCGACGGCTACCGCGCCGAACGTAACGGCGGTGCCGAATTCGAACGTCACAGACCGTTTGCCATCGGAGATAACGACTTTGTCACCAGCTTCAGCGGGTGCGGCGAACTCGACGGAGCCTTCTTCGAAACCAGCACCCTCGACGAACAGACGTTGACCGATGAAGAGCTGACCCGCAGCAATCGACGAAGCGAATGCATTGGTCGAATTGGAGTCGATAGCGCGCTCACCAGCGGTGCCAAGGCGAAGGTTGGTGTTATTCAGGAAGAGAACGTCGTTCGCATCAGAAATACGACCGTTGTCGTTTCCATCTTCCACGGTGCCGGTCGTGTCGGTGAATGTGATCGTGGTCGTGTTCGTCGGCGAATCGAAAGCGACTGCGGAGATTTGGAAGTAGTTGTTGTTAGTCGGCGTCTTGAAGCCGCTCGTCAGGACCCGGCGACCAGCCGTGAAATACGGGGTTAAATCACCACCGCTAATCGTGACCTCGTCGGTCGCGGTGAACGACACGATGGAACCATAGAAGGTGTCGAACGTCATCGGGCGAGACCAAGCGCCGCGGGTGACCGCCGAAAGCTCTTCGTCGACAGTACCAGCCGCGAATTCGAAATTGATGTCGCCGCCAGTCGCTTTACCGACTTCGGAGATGTCTTCAACCTGACCGTCGTCGCGAATCTCTTCGCTCTCAGAGGTCTCTTTCGAAGCGCCGATGCTGGACGAAGTAAAACGCCGGGCGCGCGTCACGCCGGTCGAAGGGATGCTACCCCACTCGTTTTCGAGAAGAGTTCGAATGGATACGCTATTTGACTCGGCAAACTGCACGGGTTGCCTCCTAACTTGGTGATTGTTGGGGTATTGGACCGGTCACTCACCGAGTTTTGCGGCCCGCGCGTTCAATGACGAATAGGGCCTCAGAGGCCCTACATTTGTCACGAAAGCTAACCCAAGGAGCCGAAAATGTCAATGCATATGACGCTACGGCTCACGCTATTACGCGTTCGTGTAGGTATCTCGTAGATATGGAATGCGGGCGGCTACACGAAAGCTCTCACCTTGGACGCCTAGCTGTTTGATCTGAGGGACTTTGAAAGTAACGTCATGGTCCGGCGCGATGGAGATTTCTTCACTGTCGAAGATCGAGGCGACTTTTTCAGCAATCTCTACAGCCTCACCCGCGCCAGTATCGACCGTAACAATGATATCGATCTGGATAATGCCCGGAAACCGTTTAACCTTTCGACCACCAATACTTGCCGTGAACGAGTCTTCGTCGACATATGCAAGGCTGGCGACGCGCCCCGTGGTGCCGTCTCTATACGGCGTGTTCGGGAAATTCACTGGAATGTCTGGGTAGTCCTGACCGAACTTTGCTGCTAGGTCACCTTCTACCCGAGCGCGGAATTGATTGAACGACATTAGATGGTCCCCGATGCGATACGTGCCGAGAGAGCTTTAAGAGTGATCCCAAACATACCAGCCGGGGAACGGGACCTATCTGGCGACGGGAGCAACCCGTATTCAAGGTCTTTGATCGTGTCGGCGACGTTCGTCAGGACGAAATTACGGTAGGGGTTTTTGAAGTCCAACGCCAACTTCGACCGAGTAGGGCGACCCTCGTTAGCGGGTCGTCTAGGCTCCGATCCGAGCGACATAGAGTTGGTCGGGCCGGGAGGCATGGTACCCGCAGCACCGACTTGAGGGCCGGTGTACTGCTTATCCACGGTCCAGATGTAGTTCCTGATCGACTGACCAGTATGTACCGGAGTTCGGGAGAGGATCATTGAGTGGGTGAAGTTTACCGACCCAATCACACGCGCGCGGAATTTCTTCTCGATCTTATCAACCGCCCTATCGAGTCCAGCGGAGAATGCGCCGAGGTTTGCGGTAATCACCTACGCCTCCCGAACGTGGATATTGAACCCTGCCCTGCCGGTGTATTGACTCCACGAATGGACGTTCCAGCGGCGTTCGTTGATCGTCAGGTAGTCATCGGTCGAAGGCTCGAAATCGATCTGAAGACCGTCAACGAACAGCTTCTTATCGGTCATCGGCTCAACATCCCCCGTACGCTCTTCCTCCTTGAAGGAGCGCATGAGGACGCTTCCGATATCAGAGGTTACCGTGTCAGCGGTCACCCTGCCTGCTTGGGTGTCATAGGACGATCCTAGGTGCCGGTGATAGACCGCATCAACGACCAGCCCATCAACCATGGACCCGGCTTTAGAGAGGGCTTCAGAGACCAGAGAAGCGAGGTTCATTAGGACCTCTTGATCTTGACGGCTTGACGTCCGCCGACATTGAATGTGCCGAGCGAGGAAAGCATGTGAAGCACGTTCACAGGGATCGATCCCGCCGTAGACGAACTAGCGAATTCGATCCGAACCGCTCCGTCGACATCAAGCTCTTTGATGTTGTCCAGAGACGAGTCAGAAGTCAGGTCTTTCGCCAACAATGCGATAGCCATCTCGACAACCGCTTCCTTGATAAGCTCAGGGATGGTGTCGCGCGGGATTTTGTAACCGTCCCGCCCTTTGACATCCTTGCGAGGCCAACGGAGAGCTTGTGTTTCAGACGACTTGTCGCCGAACCACTCCGCCCGGTTGTCGAGGAATTTGGAGGCGTAAGAGAAGCGCTTTCCGATCTCGTCATCTTCCAGTACAGAAAACTTCGCAGCCAGAGGCGACGGGTGAAGCAAGAGGATCACGCGACCGTCTTCCACAGACACGTACGATGTCGCGTCCATGTAGCCAGTACCATCTTCAGCCTTGAAGTTGAACATCACGCAATCCTTCGATTCATAGAGTCATTTAATATGACGCTTTTAAGCAGGAGTCAAGAGTCCAGCGTCTTTGGCTAAAGAAATAGCCTTCACCCATTGTTTTGCTCTTGGGCTACGCACGACATCTTCAGGACCGAACTCAATAATGTCCGCTTCGATGAAATCGTACAACTCGATCATATCGAGGATTTTTTCCAGACCAGAGTCGTGGATATCGACTTGATCCGTATCACCATTAACGATCACTTGAGCCTCCATACCCTGACGAGTAAGGAATGTGATCAGGTCTTTAACCGTGCAGTTCTGTGCCTCGTCAAGAAGTACCACAGAATTGTTGAAAGTCCGACCTCGGATGTGTTCAAACGATTGGAACTCGATCTTTCCTTCTCGGACAAACTGAGCATATTCAGAAGGAGCACAACCTTCTTTTAGAGCCGCGACCAGCGGGACCAGCCATTCCGCAAGCTTCTCGTCTTTGTTGCCGGGTAGAAACCCTAGCCGGTGACGAGCGTCTGACACGGTCGGCCTCGCTAGAACGATATGGTCTACTTCTCCCTTGAGAAGGCGTTCCATAGCGTGGCGAGCGGCTAGATACGTCTTACCCGTACCTGCTCCGCCGACTGCGAAGCACTGATCGCCTTCACGAAGACTACCAAGATACTCTGCCTGTGTTTCCGTTTTTGGTTCTATTGGCTTCGGGGTTCGGGCGAGTTGCCTGACCTCCTTATTCTTCTTCC